AAGACAAAGAACAACACAAGCAGGGACTGGACTACAACAGGCACAAACTGGATTTGAAAACGTAGCACAACAAGCCAGAACAGGACTACAGGGAATTCAGGGAGTCAATACTTTTGTTAGGAATGTTCTAAGAGATCCAACAGCAGCAGCAGCAAACCCAGCTAATTTGCAAAGATTCCAAGCACTCAGAACGGGAACAGAAAGAATTGCCAATCCAACAGATGTATTGCAACCATTTACTCAGGCACAAACTGGATTTGAATCACAGAGAGAACAGTTAGCAGGAGGTCTTAGAACAGATGTCACTGGAACAGGCTTACAAAATTATATAAAATCACAAAGGGCAAATCCATCACTTGCAACACAAGGCGAGAATGTATTAGATAGATTTTTAACAGAGTCAACTACAGCAGGTAAGACAGCACTACAGCAAGCACAAGAAAGAGCAGGTCAAATACAGGCAACTGCATTGCCAAGTATCTCAGGGCAAGTAGAAACACTAAGACAACAAGTTGAACCATTGCAATTCAGAACACAACAGGCTATACAAAGTGGGATTATGGCTCCAGTAACACAAGAACAAGATTATATAAATAATTTAAATAAATTATATATAGCTCAACAAGTTGGTTTAGGTGCAAATTTACAGCCAGATAGAATTCAATATTCTAATAATATTCTACAGACTCCAATTATTAATTACAATAGACCAGAAGACTTAGGAACTGCAACACAATCCAATATAGACACGGCTAAAACAGAATATGACAGATATAATAATTTCATAAATCAAAGAGATTCTATTGATAGGTCATTGAGAGAAAACGAAAGAGAATTAAAAAAGGCTGAAAATTCAATAGTAGATCAATTTGACTTCAACAAAGCAATACAAAAAGCTCAAGTCGAAGAACAGCTTCGAGGAAATCTAGAAAATTTAAAAAAACAAAAAGAAACTTTGTTTGCTCAGTCTTCTGGAATAGATGTATCAAAAGTTCCTGTATACCAAGAATACGTTAATCGACTAGGTAAAACAAGACAGCAATTATTACAAGAATACGATCCTAATAGACTTGCCAGAATAAATGCACTATCCCAATTATCGGGTTCAAGTTTCCAAGATTTACTAAATAGAGGAGTATCATAATGCCAGTTACAACAGCAGCCATAATCGGAGGATCAACACTAGCAGGGGGGCTTCTAGGAAACGTCCTAGCAGGTCAACAAGCACAAGCATTAGCAGGGTCTAATAGGCTACAACAATTATCTGCATTGGCTCAATTAGCAAATAGACCTCCTGAAATTGGAAATATAACATACCAACAATATGCAGCACCGATTGACTATGAACTAGCAGGCACACTCACTCCTGAACAGTTACAAGAAACTGAACTAAGAAACATCCTAAGAAACGAACAAGCACGACAAGCACAATTGGACGTTTTAGGGGAATACCAAGATCTTTCCCAAACTGGATTGACGGCAGTAGATAGGGCAGCACTAACCGATATACAAAACCAGATTGCCACACAGGAAAGAGGACAGAGAGAAGCCATTCTCCAAAACATGGCTCAAAGAGGATTGGCAGGGTCAGGAACAGAACTGGCAGCCAATCTCTTAGCAGGTCAATCGGCAGCACAGAGAGCGAGCCAGATGGGCATGGATCAGGCGGCACAAGCACAGCAAGCACGATTGCAAGCATTAGGAAACGTAGCACGAATGGGTCAAGGACTAGAGGAGACAGACTTTCAAAGGGCAGCACGAGAAGCAGAAGCGAGTGATGTGATAAACCAATTCAATACTCGTAATAAAATTGTTGCAGAAGCTGAAAACCTAGCCAATAAACAAGACATTATGAATCGTATAACGACAAATAAAAACAGGATTAGAGAAGGAAATACAGATCTTATTAACCGAGCATTGACAGAAAATGTGATTAATAAACCCAAAGCTCAATACGGTCTTCAAACACAATACACTTCAGGCTTGGCAGGTGGTCTACAAGACATAGCAGGATCAAGAGAACGTCAAGCCATGAATCAATATAATACTCAGGCTCAGATGTTGGGAGCAGGATTGCAAACAGGTGGAACATTGGGAGGTGCTTATATGAATAGACCAGCAACTCCAAAAGATCCATACTCTACAAATGTATCATACGGAGCATAGGAGAATAGTATGTTATCAAAAAGACCACAAAGTAATAGTTTTCTTGATTCTTCGCAATATCCAAGTATAGACAGGGATCAACCTTCATTTAATCCAGAAGATGTATTTTTATTGCCAGAAGATGTAAATAATTTTAAAAAACCTAGGAATGTAAAAAATACAATTACATCTACTCCACCAATGGCACAATCAAAAATGCCCACAATGACTCCTCCTTCTATGCCTACTCCAAGACCATCTATGCCATCAATGGAAGAACCACAACCAGAACAGGACAGCACTAACTTCCTCGGATCTCTACTTGCTCAAGGTACTGCAATGTTGGGAGCAGGCATCCAAGGTAGAGACGTAGGGCAAGTAGGAAGATCATTCGAGATAGGAAGACAGAGAGCGGAGCAGGATAGGAAAGCCAAAGCTTTGGTTGATCCCAAAAGCGAAGAAAGTAAAAGAAGAAGAATGGTATTCGAGAAAGCACTAGGCTCTTCTATCCCAGAGGAGTATAGTGCTACCGATCTGAATGATCCTGTTGTATTGCAAAGTATCCGAGATAAGAAGATGCAAGAGATGGCTCCAAAGGGTGGAACTGGAATTGGTGGTGTTCGTGGTGGTGGTGTAGGACAGGCAAAGCCAGAGAAGAAAAAAAAGTTAGGAGTAGAAGAAGCAAAAACATTATTTAATATATCTACTGCTTATAATGCAATACAAGATTTGAAAGATGCAGTTAATAAAAATGTAAATAAATATAGTTTAATTGGAGATAATGAATATACAGAATCTGCTAATAGATTTAAAGAAGGAATTGGTAGATTATTATCAGGAGGGGCAATTGGAGATGAAGAAGGTAAGAATTTTTTAAATTTAATACCTACAATTAGAGATAGCGATGAAACAGCAAAAAGAAAATTAGAAAAAATGGATCAAGATTTAACATTTAAATATAAAACTCTTGGATATAATAAAGAAGATGTTTTGTATGACAAACCTAATGAATTAATAACTAATATTAATCCAGATGAAAAAAAAGAAGCAATTAAATGGGCAAACGAAAATATAAATAGTAAAGATGAAGCTACAAGAAATAAAGCTATTAGAATATTAGGAGAACAATAAAATGCCAAAATTTGATCCTGATGCATATATATCAAAGCTAGATAAAATTAAGGTAGAATCTCAACCATCTCCTACCACTCCACAAATATCTAAAACAGAATCTGCAATACGTGGAGGAGCTCAAGGTCTTATGTTTGGTTTTCCAGACGAAGCTACTGCATTACTAGAATCAATCACAAAAGGTGTTCCATACGAGAAGTCGCTAGAAGAATCAAGAATGGCATACAAACAAGCACAAGAAGCTAATCCGATAACTTACACAGGGTCAGAGATTGCAGGGGGTGTTTTACCTGCATTGATTCCAGGTGTAGGTCAAGCAGCAACAGGGGCAAAGCTTGGAAGATTGGCAGCCATGGGAGCAGGGACAGGAGCTTTGTCTGGACTAGGCTACTCAGAAGGTCAAGACATCGGTCAAGTGGCAAAAGATGTTGGGATTGGTGGGGCATTGGGTGGAGCTTTGCCAGTGTTACCTGCTGCATCACGATATGCACTAGAAAAATCTAAACCTATAATAGATACTGGAATAAAATCAGTAATATCGGCGGTAACTGGAAAAGGATCTCAATATTTAGAAAAATTAGAAAGAAATCCTGAACAGATTAAAAGAATGGAAAGAATATTTACTGAGACTGCTCCAGAAGAAATTTCAAAATTATCTAATCAATTAGCAGATGTTGCAACGATTGATCCTTTTGCAAAAAGAGCATTGGCATATTCTAGAAAATCATATAAAATTTTAGATAATGCAGGCGATAATATAAAAATAGATAGAAATCAAATTACTGACTATTTAAATAATTTATCTGCAAGTAAAATCAAATCAACATCAAAAGTAGATAAATATTTGGTTAATGAATATAAAAAAAGAACAGATGATATTATTGAAAAATATCCTGAAACATTAAATGGAAGAGATGCAAAAAGATTAATACAGGAAATTGATAAAGATAGAAAAATATTATTGCCCGAAAGAGGAAAACAATTAGATAAATTTGATTCTGCAGAATATAGAGAATTAAATAAATTAAGAACAGAAATAGATCGACCGTTAAAAAGCCAATCTCCTGAATATGCTGAATCTATGAAACCCGTAGCAGAAGCAACTGAACTTTCTAGTTTGTTAGACAGATTTAAAGTAGATACTTTTCAAGGTAGAGTAGGAGATCCTAAACTAGCAAAAACTTATATCGATAAAAAATTAGCTAGCAGTAAGACTGGACTCGCAGATTTACGATCTGAAAACGAAACATTAAATAAATTAGAAAAAGAATTACAAAGAAATAAATATAATGATATAGAAGGAATTGATAAATTGAGAAATTTAACTCAGACTTTTAATGATTTAAATTTATATAAAGAATTACAGGCAACAGGAGCAATTGGATCTAATCTCAACAATAGAATAATGGGAAGTGGTGCTGCTTTGGGATCTGCAATGGCAGGGACACCTGGAACAATAGCGGGAACTATTGCAGGAGCTTTGTTGTCTCCGAAAATGGAAAAAGAAGGTGGAAGAATTGCTCAAAAATTAATGGAAAAATCTCAGGGCATCCGAACACCATCTTTATCTCCAATACCAGAAGCTACTCAAAGAGGATTTGCAACACAACAAGGTCTACAGAGAGGATTACTTGATCAATTCTTGACAGAAAATGCAGATGAGGTAAGACGTAAAAAAGAGATGGAATCAAAGTTCCAACAAGACAATCAAAACAGGGTGACTAAATGAGATTTAGTTTCGACTTCAAAGATATTATAACTTACGGATCCTTTATCGTATCACTAACAGTCGCATACTATACCCATGAGGTCAGACTTGTAAAACTGGAATCTGAAACCCAACAAGACAGGCAAGTAGTACAGGAGATTAAGCTAGAATTGAAAGAGATCAAGGCAGACATAAAAGAATTATTGAAGCATACGAGGTAACACAATGGGAGAAGAAGAATTATATGATGTCTTACATAGACCAGGTGAAACAAAAAAGTCAAGAATCAAAGCACTAGAAAAGTTATCTAAAATTGTAGATTTAAATAAATTAGATTATGATTATAATGCAGCAATCAAGGCAGGCATGGCACCAGACGAAAGAGGTCATTGGGAAAACAAATTCAAAAAACCTTCTCACATAACTTTTGGATCTGATAGCATTTATTCCAATCCAATATCCAAAGGAGGAGAATGGGAAGAAATAGCACCATTATCAACAGGAGAAAGTTATCAATTTACTCCTTCTTTATACCAACAATTAAGAGTCCCAAAAAAAGAATATGAAAACTATTTCAAAGATTTTGAATCTGGAAAAGGTGGAGCTATTTTAAATTATCCTAAAGAAGAAAACAAAGCAATACTTAAAGATTATATAATATCTAATATACTAAAAAAGAAATGAAAATTAAATTTAAAATAAAATCATACTACCAACCAACACCTAAAAAGATGCGTAAAATTGGCGATGCACTACTAGGGGCAAGTCAATTTCTTACAGGTTATTCTATTGTCATGGACGAGAAGTGGTTAGCGTTTACCTGTATTGCAATTGGAACCATAGGAAAGTTTATGACCAATTTCTTTGTCGAGGAAGAAGAAACACAAGATAAGGGTTTCACTTGAAAAAGATTCTAGATATACAACAGAATGACCAAATAGACAACAAGCTATTAGGAAGAATAAAACCAAGCGGTCAATGTGGTTATACATCGGCGGCAATGTTATTGTCTTCAGTGTATGAAAAAGCTAAAACAGATGAGTTTATCATTGAACTAATACTTACAATGGACAAGCCATTTATCGATAACAAGTCGGATGTCCGGAACGGAGCATTTCTTGCCAAGTATCCAGACTATCTAAACGCAATACTTAAGAAAAATAACATCTCAAAAAAAGCAAAATTTATCCCACATTCAGGAACCAATCAAGATATCATCAATGCAATAGATAAAGGATCTCCTGTAATGTGTAGTACATTAATCACAAAAGACGGTCACTATATTTGCATTATAGGTTATGATAACGATCGTAAAGTTTGGATAGTCAATGATCCTTTTGGACATTATTCTTTTGCAGATTCCAAGTATGCAATTATCGGAAAGAACTCAGGGCATAAAGTAGAATACCCATATACTCTTCTTGGAAATGCAATGGTCTCATCTAGTAGAATTGCATCGGGTGGGTCAAAATCTGGATACCGATTACTATGGTTAGAATAGTACTATTAATTCTATTACTTGGATGTGCTACAGATAATCAGATTAACAAGCCAATAGATACCAAAGAAGCAATCAAAGACTTACAATCAATTGAGATAACTACTATAAAGGATTCTGCTATTAGGGAGAGAGTGGTGAGGGTCTTACAGGATTGTGGGGAGTATGGCAAGGAAGCTTATAAGAGTGCTACTGCTTTACAGAGTCGAGTATCCGAACTAGAAAAGCAATTGCTAGAACTAGAAGAAGAAATAAAGCCATATAGGTATTTTAAGAGATTCCTTTTAGTGTCTATAATTGCAGTTCTAATATTTTTTGGAATTAAATTTTATTTGAAGTTAAAACCAATTTAATAATTTTTAGCATGTTTTATAAACTTAGCAGGTTGAACTTGCAATCTATCTTGCCATTCTAATTTTAGCAATTCCAGATCTTCAGAGTTAACAGTACCATCTGCTAGTGTTCTAAGTTTTCGTTCTTTCATAAGTCTCCTGATTGTCGTGTGGTGACATCCTAAGTATCTTGATGCATCTTGTATTTTCATATTCTCTCCTATAAAATAAAATGAGTCGTTTGGAAATACCAAACAACTCAGGTGTAATCAATTCTAATCTAGTTTTATGTCGTGCCAACTATTTTTGTAAGTCTCATTTATATTTTTTATCTCTCTATCGTATTGCTGAACTGCCAATTCAGTCAGATAAACTATTATTGCAATCGGTAACACACTCATAATGAGAGCTTGACTAAATGCGAGTAGTGTCCCCGGATCATCAATCGGTTGTTTGCAAGCACCGGCACAAACAAGAAACGAATTAGTATTGGCAGTCGTAGAGATTAGAAACGCCAGTATCACACTACCCCACATTAACGCATATGTCCGCATCAAGTGGAATACAATAATAGCTATGTCCAGTGCAAGGGATATTCCCAAAGCATAGATTGTAAGAGTAGTCTCGGATTGGATTAGATCCATCCTAGTTTGTAGTAAATAATACTTAATAGCTGAATAGTTAGATATTATTCCTACCGTGCCAAAAAATATTGCAATGGAAAGTTTTAATCGTTTTGTCTCGAAAAATTGAAAGAATTTTGATTGGTTAGTCATGTTGTTATGTCTCCTAGAATGTTTATCGAATTTTATTGAAAAAGCTTGAATAAAATAAAAATCATTTTTTTTTATTTTTTTTTATTTTTTTTCTTTACTTTTTGAGATGGGTAAACGATAATAAATATATAGAGAGGAAATTAAGATGAACAGAAAACACCAACTAACATTCGATATCACAGAAAAAACAACAGTAATCAGAAACGCTTTTAATACTGCATATTATATAAGAAATGACCAAACTGGAATGATAGAAGAAAAAAAGACAGGAAGTATGTTTTTAGTAAACATAACAGAAGAAGGTAAATATACTTTAGAGGACAATCACCACAGAACAGGTTTTTGGTATGTCCAATATTTTGAAGAAAAAAACGGTAGAATTTTTATGACCGTTTTTGATGAAAAAAAATATAAAACAGTAGGAGGAGGAAAATCTTAAAAACTAGCCTGATGATGGGGGGTTTGCTACCTCCCGAAACTCTTCGGAGTCGCTAGAAGCAGATCAAAGGAGATCACTATGAACACATATTTATCAAATTATTTAACTCAAGATTGCAATTGCAATTTAATCGAAGAAGTAGGAGAATTTGCAAAAGTTGCTGAAATTACAAAAAGAAAACATCAAACTGCAGTTTACAAAAAATCTGTCGATTGGACACAATCAAACTATTATATAATCAACGATATAGTTTGGGAGGAATCTACAGTTTGGAAAAATACTCAGCTATCAGGTGTAGGGTCTGCAAGAAATACAGGAAAAACAGTATTAGAATATTTTGGCGAATCTATATATAATTATATTATTAAATAGGAGAATAAAATGAAAAACTCAAACACATCAATAGCAGTATCAAAAGAATTGCTTGACAAGGCAATAGAGCAACATCGTATAACAAAAAAATTGAATCCAGAGGAAAAAATCCATAGGCAAGGATTTATAGCTTTACTGTTAGCAAAATACGCAGCAGGTAACCTAGTAGAAAAGGAAGGAAAAAAATGAGAACGTATTTTAGCACAAACTTAAAAGGAAAATCTTTGTATGATAAAATCGAGGTTATAAAAGAACTTGCAAGATTGCCAGAAAACACCCTGGCAACAATTCAGTGGAACATGTCAGATGATACTCTATACGGAGTATCAAGTCTAGACCCAACCGTAGAAAATGCGAGTGATGAAGGGCATATATGGACATTTTTGTCACAAAATTATTTGCTAGAAGAAGTTATAAAAAGTTTAGGAGACTAAAAAATGAACGACATAGTAATATCTACAAATAACCCACTTGAAAACATAAGGCAGTCAACCGACGTGGCTGGAGCTTGCAAGGAAATTGTAAGCAAAACAGCAATCAAGATACAGAATAAAAAATATGTCCCTGTCGAGGGATGGATGAGTATTGCAACTGCTCACGGATGTGTATTAAGTGCATCCGATGTAAAACAGATAGAGGGTGGCATTTCAGCGAGAGGAATCGTAAGACGTGTGTCCGATGGTCTTATAATAGGAGAGGCAGAAGGATTCGTGGGAGACGATGAAAAGACATGGGCAAATCGTCCATTGTTTGCAAGGAGAGCAATGGCGCAAACTCGTGCAATGTCAAGGGCTGCAAGATCTGTATTTGCACATGTGGTGGTCTTGATGGACGCAGGATTGGAAACTACTCCTATGGAGGAAATGGAGCATCTAGCACACGTTCAACCCGTAGCACAGCCAGTAACACAACCACAAAATAAGTCAATAAAATCAGGCATCGAAGAGACTTTCAGCAAGTTTAAGACTGCTATTAGTGAATGTCTTATCACTTTGAATCTGGATAGATTTATAAAAGCATATAAGACTTTTGATAAGTATGTTCAAACCTTGCCAGAAGATTTATTCGAGGAGTTTGATCACTTCATGACCAAAGCAATTACTCAAATTTGCGAAGGAATCGAAACAGGAGACTACACAGTCAATGAACAGATGAGAGATGATTTAAGTAAATTATTTCCTACATGGAAAAATGAAATCAGTCGAGTATATAACAACCAACCAAAAAAGGATCAAGAGGAGAGAATATTTTGAATACAGAAACTAAAATAAACAGACAAAGATATTGGCATATCAAAGAAGAGAAGTATATTTACAGTGCATTGAGCTATGAAGGCAATCATAATTATATACGATCAGAATGGACTGGGTTAGTAGATATAGACTTACAACCAATCTACGAAGATGATATTATCCATGTGATTGAAACAGAGAGAGAAGACTACTATGCTATTGCTAGACATGACTATAAGTCTTACAGAGTATTCGACACTTACCCAGTAAGACAACCATTTTCTTCCCTAGGATTGGCATGGATCACAGCATCTATAGTCAAGTCTGTAAAAGTCGTAGGAAATATCAGAGAAGAGAAATACAAAAAATATAGGGATATGATATGAAAAAGTTTTACGGATATGCCTTCGCAGGTTTTAACAAAATCGGTGGAACACTAGGAAGTATCACATCTTGTGAAGTAGTTCACATTGAACTCTCAGAGGAAGATGCTAAAAATAGGGCAGTCAGACAAAAAAGTCTGATTGCTACTATCGATAAACTATGGAATGAAAGGAATCTAAATGGAAGAAATTGTAAATAAATTCGTAGATCTCAAACCTACTCACAGATATTACTGTGAAAATTGCCAGGATACCGGTAAGATAGAAACGCTAGTCTACACAGGCAAGGACATAGGCTATCTCACACATGGACAAGTGATTGTATCGTATGACAGGTTTGCTCGCATCTGTTGGAACTATCACAGGTCACTGTATCCAAGTCTACCTGAGTATAATAGATTTTTAATGAGCAATAAGGAAGCAATTGAGATATATTGCAAAAGTGCGGAAAAATATAACCCATCTGCACACTACGACATACAAAGCATGGATCCTTGCAAATGTAGTCGAGGAAATTGGATAAAGGAGAAACGAAATGAGGGAAATTAAATTTAGAGCATGGGATAAAACATTAGAATATATGATACAATGGGATAAAATAGAAATGTATCATTTTTATGATGATGATTTTATTCTTATGCAATATACTGGAATTAAAGATGCTTGTGGGAAAGAAATATATGAGGGGGATGTTGTTTGCATTTATTTTGATAATAATAAAAATAAATGCAAAGTAAGAGTAATAGAGTATAATAATGGAATGTTTTATTGCATGAATTATTTAAATACAAATTACTATTTATTATATAAAATTAGTAAAGACTCAATAATAAATAGTATTATAATTTTAGATAATATTTATGAAAATCCTACAATTTATAAAGCTAACTTAAAACACAAATTAAACTGGGATGTAAACTATACAGAACTCATCAAAGAATTGGAGAAAGACAATGTATGATAATGCATATATTAAATTTAAACTATTCGATTGGGTTATCTGGATTAAGCCAGTTGACTGTCTCCTGTTCAGCGAACGACATGAGATTGGATGCAAGGTCTATGTGTATTGGTATATGGCTATCGTTGCGAGGAGAACCATAAAATAAAACTTTACAAAATAATAAGACATAACAAACTAGCACTAAGCCCAGAGCCGTCACTCTGGGTAGATTCTTGACGGGGAATCATAGCAACAGACATCCTTCCTCTGATCTACTCAGTGACATCTGGACTAATTAAAGGGTATAACAAAAGTTATAGCCTTATAGGAGTCCATACAATGGAACTAAAAACAATCAATAATCAACCGACAATGACCAGTATACAATTGGTCGATTATATCAATGAAGACAGAAGACTTGTAGCAGAACAAGACAATGGAAAATATACGGAGCTTTTGCACAAAAATTTTATGGCAAAAGTACCTGAAGTTTTAGGGCATAAGCACGCTGCTAAATTTTTAGCAACGCAAAAATATGGCAATAACAATGAAAGAAATATTTACATATTCCCAGAACGTGAAGCAATCCTTATGGCTATGTCTTATTCTTACTCTTTACAATCTAAAGTTTACGATCAATTTCAATCTATGAAAAGCATAGTAGAAAGCATAAATCCAAATGAAATTTTGTTAATAATTGCAAATATGCAAAAACAATTTATGGAATTAAACTCTAATGTCACTGCCTTAATCAACAATCTAGCAATTAAGCATGAACCAAAAGTAGAAACACCTAAGTACTTCCAACCTTCATTCTCAAACAATTCCAATGAAGACATTCATCTCTATCATAGAATTACTATCTATGGAAAGAAGTTCAGACCAGATTTAGATCAATCTCAGATTAGAGACAGAGCGAAAGAAATAGGGATGATGGCAAGCAGATTATCTAAAGAAAGAAATATTCAGATTATCAAGGAAGACAATTTGGATGGAAGATTCCAGAATAAGATTTCTTACTATCATCAAAATGTATTGAAAGAAGTATTTGATTTAATATTTTAGAACAAAACCGAGTAGGTGGATAGCCTACTCGGAAAACTTGAACAAAAGGATAGAACATGAATAACACACCAACCGAAAAAAGCAATCAGAAAAACTCAGAGTTTATACCAAACTTTACCCAGTATCCGAACGAGATCCTCGACAACTGGATGCCACATTTATCAGGAAACCAAACCAAGATTATCAATGTGTTTGTCCGTCAGATTTATGGCTATCATAAAGACTACGATAGGATATCTATTAGACAGATCTCTCAGAAGACGGGAATATCTATATCTAAAGTCTTTAAAGATGTTAAAAGTTTAATTTCAATCGGATGCATTAAGATCCTCAAAAAGGGAGATAAGAATAATTCCCACCTTTATCAAATCTTAAATATTACTGAAGAGTTACCCCAGAGGGAACACTCTAGAAGAAACAAGGGTGTTACCCCAGAGGTAACAGGGTGTTACCCTATAGGTAACTCATGTGTTACCCCAGAGGTAACTGAAGAGTTACCCCAGAGGGAACAACAAAAGAAAGAAATAAAAGAAATAAAATGTGAAATAAAGGAAACGATTCCAAATTACAGAGAACAGAGAACAGATTTAGTTCACACATCCAAGATCGAGTCCTATTCAATGGAAAGACTTCTGGAAAAATCTAATAACTTCCTACAACAAGTCGGATTTGGATTTTCCAAGAATCCCAGATACATCCTAGATCAGATCTACAAGCTACTCCCAGACGACTACCAAGTGAAAGAGGATGCCAAGGATACCGAGATCCTTAAGCAAGCCATAGAGAAGTTTGAGAGTGGTTCTGGAGGGGATAGAGACGCAATCTCGAAGAAATTATTTCAAGGTGTGGAAGCCATGGCTAAATTGTACTTAATCAAGAAGTATGGAGAAGAATTCCGAGATGTCTTGTATCCTAAGATCCTTAATGATAACCTGATCCTTTATCTCAATTGCAATCCTACGTTAAAGTACTGTTTGCAGGGATTTAGCAATGACATTGACGGAGTCTACTCGGAGATCAATCGAATTGTCAGGAAGAGACAAGAACAGGAAGAGAGAGACAGAATCAGAGAGGAGCAAAGATACCTGGAAAGGGAAAGGATCAAAGCCGAGGCACTCTCTAGACCACATTTTACAGATGATGACATCCATGCTCTTGGATTGAGGACAGTTCCGGAACTCTTACAGTCGATGCAGGACAAAGGAAGTAATATTGATTTACTCGACAAAAAATATCAGGCTATTGATCAAACGATAACCGATAGTGAGAGAGAGAGACTTGGAGAGCTATTGAGGATTAAGATTTCAAAAGGGAACTTGGATCTTAGCGAAGAGAATGAGTATTTGAGTTTGAATAGGAAGATGAAAGGAAATGGATAACTCAGTCGAGCTTATTGGAATCTATGGAGATGACGAATTGATAGCTTGCAGTGCATGGACAAGCACATCCAGAGAGTTGACAAAGGAAAAGAAAAATAGAATTAATCAATTGATTAATGAGCTATGGAATAATGGACATGAAACCCCATTTGAAAAAGGTGTAGTACACTTTCTTGTCAATTGTGATATTGCATCACATATCCATCTTTTGAAACATCGTATATCTAGTTTGAATGCTGAGAGTGCGAGATACAAAGAATTAAAAGAGGATAAGTTTTATATTCCAGAGGATTGGAAAGATTTAAAAATTACAGAAGAGATTGAAATGTGTGATGGGGACATACCATCTTATAGAGCAAACTTTCATACATGGGATAAGATCATTAAAGACTTTACACAAGAGTCAAATAGATTATACCATGAATGTATTAAGCAATTGACTCCTATTCTCGGACGCAAAAGAGCTAAAGAGTCAGCAAGGTATTTTAAGACTTATAATAGTCAAATTCAATCCGATGTTATGTTTAACATGAGAAGTTTTGCAAACTTCCTTAAACTTAGAAAATCAGAACATGCACAATTGGAAATCAATGAGATAGCCAGTCAGATGTTAAAACTTGTAAGACAAACAGGAAAGTTTGACCATACTCTTAATGCGTGGGGGGTATAGTAGGATAGTAGACAATGGAGATATGGAATGAGTAAACAGTACTATACCAAGGCAGAAATCATAGAAAAGTTTCAGATTAAGAAACATCTTTATCAGTCGCTTGTAAATACAGGAAAATTAAAAAGAATAAAAGTTGATGAGAAAACTAATTATCATCCGATAGATAATGTAGAAGAAGTCATGAAGGAAGTCGAGGAGAGAAAAAAGATGAGAGTAAAAGAATGGAAAAAGGGATACAGATCATGCTAAAAGAGATATTGTTTATGATGTTTGCTATAGTTTTTACTATGTTGTTTGGAATATATACAATTAAGTTAGCAATCAGAAATCACAATGGAACTTATAAGATTGAGAGAACAGTTGAACAGATTGATCCAGAGTATGATAAGAAGTATCCAAAGAGGAATTGATATGAAAACATTTAATGTTAAAGGTAAAACTAATTTTGTAGATGATAACAATGTATTTGTTGGATTTGATAAGGAAGGTTTGTGTTGCGAGAGATTTGGTTATGTCTTTACTATGTTTATTCCTGAAGACATGGATTCATTGTATTCTGATGTAGAAGAATCTATTTTGGAAGGATATAACTTTGATATAAATTTTATTATAGATTTGCCATATCCAAAACATTATGAAAACGGTGGAGCTAAATGTTTTAGGCTAGAAAAAGACGGAGAGGAAGTATATCTTACTATATATAATTATCATAATGGATATTATTCACATGGCTTTGAGTTTGTTGATGATGAAGAAATAATAGAAGAAGGGAGATTATGAAAAGTGGATCTATTATCGAGTTTGTATTATTTGGATTGATCTCTTTTTCTTTTGGCTATGTATCTGGAATGATGCCTTTATTGGATGGTATCACGTTTGGAGCTACTTATGGATTGTTACTATTTTTATTTATTTTTCACGATTATAAAAAAAATAATAGACATGAATAAAAATATAAGTATTATTAGTTTACCGATAAATCGGAAATTAACCAAAATAAAACAAGGAGATATAAACTATTTTTTATGTCTGAATAGGGATGGTTGATCATCCCTATTAAATTAAATAAAATGAAACAGTACTTTTCACTATTAAAGTTTGCCAGAAAAAGATTCTTGCAATACAAATTAGATAAATTGTCTCACAAGGATAAAGACAGAGAAATGGTTATGCTCATGAGTTTTATGTATGCGAGTGGTATTAGTAGCTATTATAGAAAGTATAGAGATGCAGTTATAAGGGTAGAGAAAGATTTGGATGTGATTATTGCAATGGAACGGGAAAGAGATGAATAAAGATTTAAAAAAAGCAATAGAATTATATAGTCAAGCTAGAGATATATTAGATAATATTTTAGATCAGAAATTTATTCAAAATAATATGTACTACTACCAAAAAAAAGGCATAGGAAGCAATACGCTCCAAAAGTTAAAAAACCAAAGAGAGCATATGCAGATTACTACTTTGATAAATATTATTGAAAAAATGGATAAAATAGAAAATGAATAATACAAAAACAAGTTACAAGTATGATCCTGAATTCCAGATGGCACTATTTGACTTTATGGGAACAATAGATAATGTATATGAATCTTTAGATCTTAAATTGTCAGACAGAGAAAAAATAAAAATAGCATTGATAAAAGAAAAAAATGCCAAGCAATAATATACGAAACAACATTGCTAAGATTAAGAGATCTCAGAACTCGAGTCAGAAACTAAAATACGAAGAACCTTTTAAGAAATTTCTTATAATCAATAACATAGATTTTATACAGGAGTTTTGTCCGATACCGAACAGAAAATTTAGAGCAGATTTTTATCTTAAGAAATACAATGTTCTTATTGAGATCGAAGGTGGGATCTGGAATCAAGGCAGACATACTAGAGGATTTGGATATGCCAACGATGTCAGGAAATATAATGACTATATCCTAGCAGGTTACAAATTAATACGTTTTACATCCGATGACTTTATGGCTATCACTAAATACGATTACTACATTAAAGATTACATTAAAACAACAATACAGAAAATTACAGGAGATACTTATGCAGATAGGACACTATAAAGACGAGAAAATAATACTCTATATTCCGACGCATCCAGTAGCAGAATTGGAAGTCAGGGAAAACACACAAAAAAATCAGGATGCACAACCAGACTTAAAACTGTATTACAGGGAATTAGAAGTCGGTGCTTTGTGGAATAGACAGAGTCAAAAGGGACATTCATATACTACGGGACATTTTTATATCTATGATCGTAAAATTCAGATAGTGATATTTAAAACTCAAAACGGTGGAGTGGTTAGGATAGCAGACAAAGTGGACAAGAAAGAACCTTCAAAGCCTTTTGGAGTTTACTCAGAGGAGAGTGAGTTTTGACACCTTTGGAATGGTTAAGAATCGTAGAGATCTTTACGGAGGATAAGGAACTTTATAAATACTGTGATCCTGATTTTGTCATAGATGGGGACAAGGTTAGTGTTAAGATTGTGAAGAGAATTCAAGATACTTTGAAAACCTATCCTGATTCCTATTGTATAATCAATGAGAGGGACAATTATTTCTTTGTGTTTCTTTTTGCTCATGGAGAGTGGATCTTGTATTCTTTTGGTGTGCATCCTGATTTTAGAACTCATGAGAATTTACAAAGATTTTGGGATCATCTTACAAGGGAGCATGAGGAGTTTATCTGCTATCTATACGACAACAATACTAGGGCGATTAATTGGCTAAAAAAAATGGGAATGGTTGCAGAGTCTAAAGTAGTGGAGTCTGCTAAAAAGATAGCAGTAAAATTAAGATTGACAAAAGAAGAAATAAGTCTAATATAAATTTATGATTTGGTTTTCTATGGCTTTAGTTATTATATCAACAGAATTTATTTTAGCAGTACTCTATTATTTGAGGGAGATTAGAAAACCGATAGAGATTAATATTGACGTGAACAGTATCGAAGATCGGTTGAAGGCTTTGGAGGATCAAGTAAGTAATATTAGAGTAGCACAGGGAATGAGGCGAAGAGATGGATAAGATACTTAACAAACCTTTCAGACTTCCAAAAGGATCTGGAAAGAAATTTGGTGTTTATGTGAAGAACAAGTCTACAGGGAAGATCGTCAAAGTTACCTTTGGAGATCCTAACCTTTCTATCAAGAGAGATGATCCAGAGAGGAAAGCTAGTTTCAGGGCAAGGCATAATTGCGAGGATGCGAAGGACAAGACTAGTCCTAAGTATTGGTCATGTCGCATGTGGTCGAATAAGCCAGTGAGTAAGATTGTATAATGATATGAGTGCTTCTAAAAGCAAAAAAAAAGCAAAAATAGTAGGGAAGCCAATACAAAAGGGACAAGTGCTTAATCCAACAGGAAGACCAAAGTTACCTGAAGATATTCTCCAAATGAAGAAGGCATCAACCGAACAACTAATCAGTGCTTACCATAAATTTGCTTTTACAGAGATCAAAGAACTCAATAACGAAAAACCCAATAATCTAATCGAACAAGGTGTAAGACAGACAATCTCAAACTTTGCAAACACAGGAGAGATAGCAGATATAAGTAAGCTATGGGATAGGGTCTTAGGAAAGCCTTTGGAGTCTATTGATATAACTAGCAAAGGTGAAAGTCTTACAAACGACAAGTTAACTCCTGAAGAAAGGAGAGCTATGATTGACAGGTTAAGATCCGAGATGGGAAACAACAACGCTTGAATAATACAAGATACATAAATAATCTGATCGAAGATGGTTGGAAAAATGCAGACTTGTACTACAAACTCAAAGATCATCAAATAGATTTATATAATCAGATAACCAAAGGCAATAATAAAAAGCACGTAGTCAACTGTTCTCGTAGATTTGGAAAGTCTTACACATTATGCCTTATTGCCATTGAGCATGCTCTAAAAAGCAAAGTTCATGTAAGATTTGCAGCACCTACTTCCAAGCAATTAAAAGAAATCATACAACCTATTATGGTTAAAATACTTTCAGATTGTCCAGAGGATTTAAAGCCAGACTTTAAAAGTCAGGACAATAAATATGTATTCCAAAATGGTAGTGAGATACACATAGCAGGGTGTGACAATGGTAACTCGGAGAATCTAAGAGGACATGAATCAGATTTAAATCTAATAGACGAGGCAGGTTTTATAGATGATCTGGAATATGTTCTCAAGGACATTCTTATGCCACAGACTTTGACAACAGGAGGAAGAACAATTGTAAGCAGTACTCCTCCAAGAACTCCAGCCCATTATTACAATAGACTATGCACAGAGGCACAATTAGGAAGATTCTATTCACTGTTCACTATCTATGATAATACAAGTATAGATCAGGAGACCATAGAAGAGTATTGCCAAGAAGCAGGAGGGGTAAACTCGACTACTTGGAAGAGAGAATATTTATGCCAATTCGTAGTCGATGAACAGATTGTTGTTGTCCCAGAATGGAATGAGAGCTATATCGGAGAACTAGAACTGGATGCATGGAGAATGTACTATCATAACTATACAGTGATGGACATAGGAGGACGACATAAGACAGCCGTTTTGTATGGCTATTATGATTTCAGGAAGAGTGCATTACAGATAGTAGATGAATCGGTCTTTACTGGACAAGACACAACAACCGATCTCATTGCAAAAACTATACAATACAAGGAGTCAGTCTTATTTGAATCTATGGTAGAACCGAAGAGGATTGCAGACAATAACAATGTGATACTATTACAGGATATGTCATTGATGCATGGTGTCCACTTTGCCCCAACAAACAAAGATACTCTTATGGCAATGGTCAATGAGGTAAGAGTCTTTATCTCACAAGGAAGATTGCGAGTGTCGAGTATATGCAGAGAATTGATAGGATGTCTTACAAGTGCAATCTGGAACAAACAAAGAACGCAATTCGACATATCCGATTTGTATGGTCACTTTGATGCATTGGCTGCATTGATATACATGATACGTAACTTGGATCAATATTCTAATCCAGTGCCATTCACAGGGACAGCAACTCCTTACACACATCATATTAATTATCAGCAAGAGCAAGCAGAAAGAAGTAATTACAAGAAATTATTTGGAAGAAGGTAAAAAATGTTAACCAAAACAAAACTAGAAAGTGGGGCAACTTACTACGCCAATTTGCCAGTAGATGAGATAGGTGGGGAGCTACAAAAGAAAGTAGATGACTACTATCAATACGTAAGACTTAACGGTATGTTGGATCTATGGCGAAAGTCTTACAGGCAATACTTCAGAGCAGGCTTTCACTTAGGGGACACGGTCAGAGGTGGGGAGTCTGGAGAATATTCTTTTCTGTATGTCAATCACTTTAGATCAATCCTACAAGCAATCCTATCTATCACAGTATCACAGAGACCGACATTCGACGCAAGGGCAGTAAACAATGATTATTCAAGTCAAGCACAGACTAAGCTTGCACAAGGTCTCTTAGATTACTACATGAGGGAGAAACGCCTGGAAAGATATGTAGCAGACGCAGTCGAGTTTGCTATCTGGAGTGGTGAAGGATATTTGGCTCTTAATTGGGATGTGGCACTAGGAAGAGAGTATGGTGTAGGACAAAACAATGAACCAGTCAGAGAAGGTGACATTAAATTTACTTCCTGTTCTGGAATTGATATTATACGGCATCCATACTTGAGAAAGTTTGAAGATCGTAACTGGCTCATAGTAAGAGAATTTGTGAACAAGTATGAATTGGCAAAGAAATATCCAGACTTTGCAGATGATATAATTAATTCTGAAATGTTTAGTCAAAATCTTAAGAATGACTTTCTAGACTTTTACAAAATCACAGACTCAGACTTAATCCCATTCTATCGTTTCTACCATGACAAAACGCAGTCAGTTCCCAATGGTAGATACTCAGAATTCATTGAGGGTGGAACCGTCATATTTGACAGTGATCTTCCTTATCCTGAGATACCAGTTTATGCACTTCATCCCGGATCAATCTATGCTTCTCCTTTTGGTTATACGGTCTCTTTCGATATGTTACCTATTCAGAGAGCAATCGATGGATTGGCATCTACAATCCAGACAAACCAAGAAGCCTTTGGAGTACAGAATGTTTTAGTCCCGAAAGGATCAAACTTAGACGTAGAAGAATTAGTGGGAGGTCTTAACATAGTTCAGTATGACGCAAAGATGGGCAAGCCAGAACCAATGAACTTGACTGCTACACCTGTAGAGATTTTTAATCGATACAAAGAATTAATCAATGAGATGGAAAGTATTTCAGGTATCAACTCAGTAGTACGAGGAAATCCAGAGGCAAGTCTTAAGAGTGGAGCAGCCTTGGCATTGGTCGCATCACAAGCAATTCAGTTTCTACAATTAACACAACAGAGATACGTCCAGTTACTAGAAGACTCGGGAACTGCTATCATTAATATGCTCAAGAGCTATGCAGCCGTTCCAAGAGTAGCAACAATCGTCGGAAAGATGAATACTCCATACATGAAGGAATTTAAGGGAAGTGATCTCGAGAATGTTCAGAGAGTGATTGTTGACATGGGCAATCCATTGTCGAAGACCACGGCAGGGAAAATACAAATTGCAGATACTTTATTGCAATATGGATTTATCAAGAACAGTGACATGTATTTTTCTGTACTACAGAACGGAAGACTTGACTCAATCCTTGATCCAGTGCAAAGACAATTGATGCTCATAGCACAAGAAAATGAACAGATGTCAGACGGTATAGATCCTCCTGTTCTTGTGACTGACAATCATCCTATGCACATTCAAGAACATAAACAATTATTGGATAGTCCAGAAGCCAGAAACAATGTCGAATTAGTATCTATTGTATTACAGCACATGCAAGAACATATTCAACAATTACAGACTGGAGATCCTAACCTGTTTGCTATTCTTGGAATTCAGTCTCTTCCTCCTGCAACTCCTCCACAGGGTCAACCCCCAATAGATCAAGTCACACAGGGAGCAAGCGTAAACCCATTGGAACAGGCAACAGGAGCTTTACCCAACTTGCCAACCAATCCAATGACTGGAGAACAATACCAGACTCCAAGTGGAGCTAGTGCAGTACCAATATGAAAAAATATAATGGATTTACTGAAGGAAATAGATATTTAGTTAAATGTAATGGAGCAATAAATGTTATTGAAATAGAAATTTTAAAAATAACTAAATATGGAATAAAATATATTATGTATGGTGGAGGTCATCCAACAACACATTGGAAATTAAAAGAAGAATTTAATTGGGTTCCACTTGAAAAATTAAGAAAAGAAAAAAATATAGAAGGAGAATAATATGGAAGAGACAATAGAATCAAGTGAAATAGAAAGTAGTTCAGAACCAATCGAGTCAACAGAAGAAGTAGTAACACAAGAACCAATTGCAATACCTAAACTCAGAGAAGCAAAAGTAGATGTCGATGGTCATGTATTGCAAATCAATGAGAAGCAATTGAAAGCTTTGTGGGGATTGCCAGATAATGAAGACTTATCAGACAAGGAATTTAAGTCATTGGTCTCGGCATACAAAGCACAAAAGACGGCAGACCAAAGAAGCTTGCAGGCATCTAAACAAGAAAAGTTAGTCAAAGAGATTGCAGAACTAATCCAGAAAAATCCTTTTGAATTGCTCCAAAGAGCAGGTTATGATCCTAGAGAATTAGCAGAGCAATACTTGGCACAAGCTATAGAAGAGGATATGCTTCCTGAAAGTGAGAAAGAACTGAAGAGGGTAAGACTAGAACGGGATGAACTGGAAAGGCAATATCGAGAAGAGATGACTCGACGTGAACAGGAGCAGGTCGATCAAGCACTTGTCCAGGCACAACAGGAAATCACTTCCCAGATCATTGACTCACTAGAAAACAGTACCCTTCCTAAGTCAGCAGATGTCGTGCGAAGAATTGCAAACTATATGTTGATTGCAGAACAGAGAGGATTGGCAATACATCCAAAGCAGGTTATACCTTTAGTTGAAGAGGATTTCAGGAATCTTAATTCTCAGATTTTAAAGTCTATGGATTCTACTAATCGGATTAATTACATTGGTGAGGATCTTCTCAAGCAGATCAGACAGGAGGATCTTGCCAGACTCAAAAAACCTACCAGCAACTCAGTTCAATCTCAACCTAGATCGTTAAGAGAGACATCCAAGAAAATAACTAAAGACGAATGGAGAAAGCAGTTGGCGGAAAGAATTAAATCATAGTTGGTGTTTGTGGGCAGTGATGCCCATTTTTTTAAAAATGACTTGACAACTTTTTTAATATGGTCATAAAAGTATCAATGGTCTCATTAGATCTCCTATAAGCGAAAAACTTACACGCTATAATTACAACAAGGGTCAACCTGATTCGATATACCGAGAGACAAGAACTCTTTAAAATCTTATTATTAAATTTATCGAGGTATAACGATGAGCGCAAACACACTAGCCACACTTAACGGTTTCTATAAACAAATTTACGGTGACTCCTTAGTCAATCTAATCCCAGAGTCTGCAAAATTTATCAAAGAAGTTCCATTTGAAAGACGTAAAAAACTTGGGGATTTCTATAATGTCCCAGTGGTTCTCCAAGCTGAACAAGGCTTTACGTATAACGATGGGGATGGAACTGCTTTTGCTCTTAATGGTGCATTGGCAATGGGTACAAAAAACGCACAAGTAAGAGGTGCGGAAAAAGTTCTCCAATCTCAAATTTCCTACAAAGCAGCAGCAGCAGCAACTTCAAACAAAGAAGCTTTTGCAGATGCTACTTCTACTCTATTTGAAAACATGGTCGAGTCAATGTCTAATAGACTGGAACTCTCTTCATTTTACGGTCAGTCAGACATTGCAGAAGGTCGAGGAAGTGTTGCATCTGCTTCTACTACAGGAGTGGGAGCATCTTTTGGGGTGGCTACTTATACAAGAGCTACAACTACAGCAACGATTACAACAACATCGCCTCATGGTTTGGTGGCAGGTCAAAAAGTATATTTTACCGATGATGCAGGAAACTCTGTAGTACCAACCACGGGTCTAGTTTTATCAGGGCCAACAGCAACAACTTTTACATTAACTGTTAACACTGGAACTAACGCATCTGCACAAGCTTGCACAATTGCTCCTTTCGTGAGAACTGGATCTGCAACAGATTCTTTTTGGTTTTACGTAGACAGAAATCAGTGGTCAACAGGATTATGGGCAGGTAAAGTAGGAGCTGAATTACAGATTTTTTACGATGACAACACTACTCTTATTTCTTCTTTAGCTAACTCAGTATTGACTGTTGCGGCAATTGATCCACAATACAAAAGAATTCGTATTACAAGCACATCTACTGGGACTACAGCTATCGAGACAGCAGCAGGAACAAAAGCTAATTTTGATACTGGTTTTAAAGTATATTTCAATGGGACTTACACAGGATCTGCTTATAAAGATTTTGTTGGAATTGATAAAATTATCACTACTTCAGGAACTCTTTTTGGTATTGATAACACTGTTTACTCTTTGTTCAAAGGAAATGAGTATACTGCAAGTGGTGCTTTATCTCTCAACAGTATCATAGCAGCTACTGAAAATGCAGTGGCTCAAGGTCTTATGGAAGATGTTTGTGCTTATGTTCCAATTTCATCTTGGAATACATTAGCATCAACCGAAGCAGGTTTGAGAAGGTATGACTCTTCTTACAAAAACAGTATTGCAGAAAATGGAGTACAGAAACTTGCATTCTATGGTGCAAATGGTAAGATTGAAATTGAACCACACCCAATCTTGAAAGCAGGCGAAGTTTTCATAATTCCTAAAAAGGAATTCATCAGAGTAGGATCAACAGACGTAACCTTCCAAACACCTGGTATGGATGCAACTGAGATCTTCTTACAACTTCCATCTAACGCAGGGTATGAAGTTCGTGCTTATGCAGATCAAGCTTTACTTTGTATGGCTCCTGCTAAATGTACTAAAGTTACTGGATTTACAGTATCGTAAGACAACCAAACTGAGAGGAGATAATACTCCTCTCTTTGCAATACTAAAAGGAGAATAGAATGTACGGAAAAAAATCAGGCTCTAAGATGCCCGTTAAGAAACCTATGTCCAAAAAGAAAGGAAAGTAAATGTCCGTTACGGTAAATGTAAATGGAGTAGCAATATCATATCCCCAAACAGGAGATTCTGAGTGGGGAGATGAAGCTACAGACTTTGCAATACAGACAGGGTCTGCACTAGGAAAGATTGGATTATCAACAGGAACATCTGTAGATATCACAAGTACTCTCGACGTGACAGGAGCAACAACTCTTGACTCAACTTTGACAGTTGCAGGTACTACTACTCTAAACGGAACAGCAAATTTAAATGGAAATACAAATTTAGGCAATGCAACAAGTGACACAATAGCAGTTACTGGAATATTAAATGTAGACTCTGGAACTTTGTATGTCAATCCTACCGATAACAAAGTAGGCATTAACGATTCTACTCCATCTGAAGCATTGGATGTGACTGGAAATGCATTGATTAGTGGAACTCTTGGAGTGACAGGAAATGCTACATTTACAGGTGATGTAATAACATCAATAGTAAAGGCTTCAGGTAGCGGAGGATTGACTATTGATAGTAATGGCGGAACAGATGTTGCATTATTTGGAGCAGGAGGTGGGTCAGGAACAACTCTCTATGGTGGTCTAAACGGTACTACAGCAACCTTTAGTGGTGTCATATATGCAGATGATGACACAACAGCCAATACTCCAGTAATATCATTTACAGGAGATACAAATACAGGTATAGGTCGTAGTGCAGCAGATACTTTAGATTTTGTAACAGGAGGAGTATCACGAGCTAGAATATCATCTGTTGGTTTACAATCTTCTGTTGTTCCAGATTTATCAGGAAGTAATACAACTCTATTTCCTGAATACAAGTGTAGAGCATGGGTAAATTTTGGTTATGTGGGATCTTCTATGGTAACGAGAGGAAGCGGGAATATCAGTAGTGTTGCAAGAACTGGTACAGGAGAATATACCGTTAATATAGATATAGATATGCCTGATATAAATTATGCCGTATTGCTTGGGCAACAAAGAACAGCATCTTCTAGTGATGTGGGAATGCAAGGTAATAATTCAAATTTAGTTGGGAGTACAAAATTAACGACTTATAATACAGTAGGTGCTCCTACGGATTTTGAATCGATTATGGTAGGTATATTCAGATGAAATTAATTGTGTATACACAATCAAACAATCAAGTAGCAGTTATGATTCCATGTAGTGTAAGATTAACATTTGTAGAAATAGGAATTAAAGATGTTCCAAAAAATATTCCTTTTTGGATTGTTAATGAAAGTGAATTTCCTAACACTCCTCAAGAAACATGGAAACTTGAAAATATGGGTCAACCAGATGGAATAGGTACTGCATGATAATTACTAACCAAGAAAAACTATCTAAAATACAAAAAGATTTATGTGAATCAAAAGCAAAAGAATTAATTTCTAAAAGTGATTGGTCTGTACTACCAGATGTAAACTTACAAAACAAATCAGAGTTTGAAAGATATCGTTCTACGTTAAGAAATCTTATTTTAGATCCAATAGAAGACCCTATCTTTCCTGTAGAACCAACACCAATATGGAGTAATTAAAATGGGACAAAAGAAAGGTTTGTATGACAATATACATGCAAAGAGAAAACGTATAGAAGCAGGGTCAGGAGAAAGAATGCGATCTACTAAAAATCCTAATTCTCCAAGTGCAAAAGATTTTAAACAAGCAGCAAAGACTGCAAAGAAAAAAAAGTAGGGAGATTAAAATGCCTGGAATAATGAAGCAAGCAAAATTAAAAGCAATCATGGATATTATATCGCAGATGGATGATCTTGAAATGGATCGTATGATGCCTAAAGAGATGGAACAAGAAAAGATGTACGACATGGAAGAAAAGCCAGTCAAGAAAGGCATAACAATTATGAAACTGGAATCTTCCAAGAAACCCAAAATGGAAATGGAAGAAGAAGGTGAAGAGATGGAAGAAGATGATGATGAGGAAATTGACCCACTCTCTTCGCTTGCCAGACTTAAAGAGAGACTCAAAAAAGGCAGAATGTAATTAAATGGATTTTACGTCCACAGGTCTAATATCACAGATTAAGAGGCGTGCATTAATTCCTACTTCTCAGAATCTATTTAGCAATTCAGATTTTATCGACATGCTCAATGAAGAATTACAAAATAGAATCGTTACATACATAATGTCTGTTCGAGAAGATTATCTTCTGAAATACAATGACATTTTACAAGATGGTTCAACCAAAGAATTTACTATTCCCTACAATGCTATAGGTAACAAATTAAACTCAGTATCACTATACGACAATAGAGATCCAAATAGTTTCAACATTAGCCATGTTCCCAGACTTGCACTCTCTCAGATCAATGAGATGGCAGGATACTACTTAGAGGGAAACAAAATTAAAGTCACTCCACAGGCTTTTAATAGTGGGTATCTCAGAGTGTACTACTATAGAAGACCATCGGACATAGTTCCATTGACTTCGGTGGGTCTTATCAGTTCTATTTCCACAAATACTTCCATCACTTGTGCATCTCTTCCTAATACTATTACAACTGGAACAGAGATTGATATAGTAAGTAATGACTCACCATTCCAGACGATCAAGTCAGTCACAGCAGGGACAGTCGCAGGGAGTGTGATTAATTTATCCGATACTAGCGACATTGAAACTGGATTCTATGTATGCCTAAAAGATCAATCTCCTTATGCACAGATAGTTCAAGATGTTATACCCTTATTGATCCAAGCAGTAGTTGTTCGTATTATGGAATACATGGGAGACAACAATGGACTACAGGCATCACTATTGACTTATGCACAGATGGAAAGTGACAATAGAAATCTAATATCTCCAAGAGTAGATGGACAACCTAAAAAAATAGTATCATCCAAGAGATTGCAAAGGCATCTAGTATGGTGACTCTATGCAAGTTTTAAATCTTAAAATAGCAGGTCTTTATACCAATCCTAATCAGTTTTCTGAGATACCAGAAGGAGCATTGATCCAAGCAGACAACATTCAGATTGACAAGGGATCAGTAGCAGAACCAAGAAGGGGACAAGCTAAATACGGACAGATGCCATCTTCTTATACTGGAGTTATTGATGCACTATTTGAATATGACGATAAACTTCTAGCCAGTTATGACAATAAGATTGCGTATGACAATGGTAGTGGAACATTCACAGCATACACAGATCCATACTCGGCACAGTCAGGATATAGAATAAAATCAACCAAAGCTAATAAGAATTTTTATTTTACTACTACCCAGAATATTAAGAAGATTTCAGTATTAGCAGATGAGCCAATCTCGGCAGGTGTGCCAAGGGCATTAGATGCAAGTCTTTCTGTAGTGGCAGGAAGTTTTCTTCCTAATGATAAATCAGTGTGTTACAGGTTTGTTTGGGGCTATAGAGATGCCAATGATAATTTACTTTTAGGGGCTCCAAGTGGGAGAGCAGTAATAGTCAATGAATCAGGCGGAACAAAAGATGTTAGTGTTACATTATATATTCCAGACAATATACTAGAAGGATATTTCTTCCAAGCTTATAGATCTGCAATTGTCGACAAAACAATAGAACCGTCAGACGATTTACAACTAGTATATGAAGGGGTGGCAACTTCTACAGATATAACAAATGGCTATGTAACTTTTACCGATATTACTCCAGACGATCTAAGAGGAGCAGCACTCTACACCAATCCAACACAAGAAGGAATCTTACAGGCTAATGATGAACCTCCTTGTGCTACAGATATTTGTACTTTTAAGAATATGACTTTCTATGCAAATACTAAGTCTAAGCAAAATATATTTATCACTCTTATAGCAGTATCATCTACACCTTCCTCTGCAAGTACTACAAAATTAGTTTACAACGATACTATTACAGTAAACAGTATTACATATACAGCACAATCAACAGAAAATTCAGCAACTGGACAATTCAAACTTACAAGTTCAGGGACAGACGCAAGTAATATAGCAGACACTGCAAAAAGTCTTGTTAAAATTATTAATCTTAGACAGGCTAATGTGAGCGCTTATTATATTTCTAACTTTGGAGACTTGCCAGGTAAAATACAAATTATAGCCAATGATTATGCACTTTCTCAGTTTGCAGTTATATCATCAAAGGCTCAGTGTTGGAATCCTGTATTGCCATCAAGTGGAACAGACAATTCATCTACTAACGATGTAAATCCAAATAGAATTTATTTTAGCAAAACACAGCAACCAGAAGCAGTACCGATACTTAATTATCTTGATGCAGGAGTAGCAACAGATCCTGTAATAAGAATTATTCCATTAAGAGATTCTGTTTTTGTTTTAAAAGCTAATGCAATCTTTAGGATAATTGGCGAAGATCCTACTTCATTAAGAATCTCATTATTTGACAATACGGTTTCCCTTATTGCAACAGAGTCGGCAGTCGAAATGAATAATCAAATCTATTGCTATACAGATCAAGGAATAGTCGCAGTTAGCGACAATGGAATACAAATTATATCCAGACAGATAGAAGACCAAATCCAACAAGCAGAAATACTAACCAATTTTCAAACTCTTTCTTTCGGTGTGAGTTATGAAGTAGATAGGAAATACATATTCTATTGCAAAAAAATAGAGACCGATACTTATCCTACTCATGCCTATGTTTTCAACTTCTTTACCAATGCTTGGACTAAATATATTAATAATCGTTCATGTGGTATCACATTTGATAATAAATTATACATGGGTGGAGTCGATGGATATATATACAGGGAGAGAAAACAATTAAACTCTTCAGACTATGTCGATGATGTTTACAATGTAACTATCAATAGTATCTCAGGAAATGTCATAACCTTGGCAAGTGCTACCAATGTAGCCGTCAACATGGTACTTGCAAAAGGAAACATATACTCAGTTATAACAGTAAAGGCTGGAAACAATATCACAGTAGAGTCAGGCGTGGGATTTACTACAGGAGCGGCTTTTGTTTATGAAGCTATTGAATCTATAATAGAATGGAGTCAAAATAGTATTCAAAACCCAGGTATTCTAAAACATTTTAGAGAAGTGACAATGTTGTTTAGAACAGCAGACTTTTCTTCTATTGAACTTGGGTTCTCTTCAAACTTTGATCCTAATCCAGAGTATACAGAAGTATCTCCTTTGAGGTCAGACCAATGGGGGTCTTTTGCGTGGGGATCAATTCCATGGGGTTTTGGTTCTGGATTGGCTTACCCGATACGAACATACATTCCATTGCTTAAAAGACGTGCTTCATGGATATTCTTTAAAGTGAGATCTAAGAAAGCACAGTCTTATTTTGCAATACAAGGTCTGAGTGTGCAATACGAAAACATGTCGGAGAGGTTCAAATAGATGGCTTCTCTCCCAACACTCACAAGGATACAAAAAGAGGATCTAGGACAAGATGCGCCAGATTGGATCAATGGCATACTTTCAGTCATGAATCAATTTATGGAAGAAATCTATCAGTCTTACAATAGGAATCTTACTATACCTGAAAACGTAGCAGGACAGATTAAGACTTTGGATGTTGTCACTACTAGTACTTATACAAGTGGGGACTTTGCAGAAATTAGATTTTCTTCTGAACTAAAAAGAAGAATGAACATCCTTTTAATTGGTCAAGTAGTACAGAGTGATGATCCAACCACAAAATATGATTATTGTTTTCCTTCATGGGAAGACAATAACGGAACTATTGTAGTCAGATATATTTCTGGACTAGCAAACAGTAAAAAATACAAAATAACATTCTTAGGAATATAATATGCTATCTATAAGACAGGATCAGGAAGAAAACCAAAACGTAGCACAAGCTCCAACGCTAGGAAGAACGGCAGGATCAATCTCGCAGGGTGGAGGGACTGGACAGAGAAGAAACGTGTCTCAAAGAGGGAGCGGGTTCACCAACCTACAGCAGTATGTCACAGCAAACGAAAACAATGCTAATCCTGAAATAGTAAGACAAAGAACAACACAAGCAGGGACTGGACTACAACAGGCACAAACTGGATTTGAAAACGTAGCACAACAAGCCAGAACAGGACTACAGGGAATTCAGGGAGTCAATACTTTTGTTAGGAA